TGCTTGTGGGTTTTGACCCATAGATTGTTGCAATACTTGTTGTACTTCAGGAGATTGCATAGCAGACATATGTACTGTGATATGTGCTTGATGGTCTTGATACAGAAATGCTTTTACAGGTTTACTCTTAAGAATATTTTGATTCTCCGTAATAGGGTCACGAGGCTTCATATCATCATTCATTGGTACTAGCTTTTGGTAATTAGGTATACCTAGTACCTCAAGCATTTGTCTGTGCAACACAGGCATGTTGTACAGCTGTGGAGCTTGTTGAGCTAGTGCAAGTGCCGCTTGGTATTGCACGACTCGTTGTGCCATTGTTGAGGCATTGGGATCAGATACAGGAAGTACGTATACCAGATCATAGTCAGCTTTCTTAGCGTGACGACCACCTTCGGTTGGTTCATAGTCATACTCATCTGGTGTGTAGTCCCTAATAATATCCCTAAGTAGGATGAATTCTTGTTTCATAGAGTAATGAACACGTGCTTGAACTGCGCTCATTACTTTAAGAGTTCTTTCTAAGATAGCTAGAGTTGTGCCTACAGGTGCATTAGCAGACATATCTGAAGCAGATAAATCATCTGAACCTGCAAACTTACGACCTTCATCAACAATATTACCCAGTAAGACAAGCAACGTTTGACTTGGCTCTTTATACGGTAATGGCATAAAGTTATCTCTAATCACGCCGGATGGTACATCTACATCACGCCATTCGCCTGGAGAAACCGGAGTATCGTCACCTTTAACTCTTAGTCCTCTAGTTTTAAAACCACCCGGCAGATTGCTAAGTGTACCTGCGTCAACCAATTGACGAAGTATTGAAGTAGATGACTTGGCAAAGCCACCGATAAGATGAATAAGACCAAGGCAATAAAAGCCAAAACCCGGCACATACCCATAGTGAACGAAATGATTACGTTTTTTACATGACTCATCATCTGGATTCCAGTTTCTACGAATAGATAAAATACTATTAGTGCCTTTCTCAATAGTTACTATATAAGGTAGGGCAATATCTGTTTGCTCACCATCATGATCTTCATGTTCAAACCCTTCAAGATTTATCTCAACATGCATTTCAAGTAGTTTGTAACGGTCATCAGTAGATGCTCTAAAGCCTAATTTATCAGCGATTTTCTTCTCTATGTCATCCATAGTGTTAGAAGGTTCACCTAAATCAATATCTCTATAGAAGCCTTCATACTGTAATCTACGTATTTCATTTTCAGTCTTACGCATTACATGTGTTACACGTTCTGCACTCTGTAAGTCCGCCGCGCCATAAGGAACAACCATATCTTCAGCAGGCACATACATAGATACCTGACGACCTAAATAAGGGTCATAATATACTTTCTTAAAAGCATTACCAGCTAAGCCAAGGCCCCATAACATACGCTCATGCTCAGGTCTGTACTCAGTCATTACATCAGTAAGCTGGTAGTTCATATCGTCTTGAACACGTTGAGAAGCTTCTTTTTTCTCTTGTGTTTCTTTGCCAATAATCTGTGTTTTAACAGGGCCAGACGCAGGGAATGTTGCAGTAATAGTCTCTGCTTGGAACTTAATAACAGCTTCAGTTAGTAGTGGGTGATATACACCACAAGCGCCGTTCCAAGGTTCAGAACGCTCTTCCATATTAAGACCAAGTAATTCTAGTCCGTCAACGTAGGTTTGAACCCAGTCTTTTCTGGCACTGATGTCAGACTCGAAATCATTAATAAGATCAGAAGCCAAAGACTCCAATACATCATCTGAAATCTCTTCTGCAAGGTTAGCATTGAACTTCTCCTCATCTACTTCTGCCTGAATTTTAAGTATTGTATCTTCACCATGTTTAATGGTTACAGACTCTGGGTCTTCAATTTCTATTTCCAAAGGCTCTTCATTTTCACTAAGTGCTGCTAAGCCTTGTGGGGCTGGGTTTAAACTTTTCTCTATCATCTTGTTTCCTTAATTAATAATATGCAGCTCTTTTTCTAGCTTTATAATGGAAATCATCAACTTCAGGCTCGTCACTAGGTAGTCGTAAAAATCCACCTTGTCTAAACCGCATTAAAGCTAATGTAGTGGAATCCACTAAATCGTCATGTGTACCACTTGGAAAATCATTACACTCTTCTATAACTTCTCTAGCCCATCTATGTTCAGGAGCCCATACTATACCTGCAGAAAACAAATCTGATATTGCATTGACTCTACTAATTTTATCTTGACCTTTACCCGGAGTAAACTCTCCTATAGGTAGTCCCATACGTCTTAATTCTTGGTATAAAGCGGCTCCGTTAGACTTCTTTTCTACTATAAATGAGTCTGGTTCCCATTCTTTATACTGCTCTAGTACCATCTTCTTTAAATCAGGAAACTCTAGACGCTGTTTAATAGCATTTAGTAATATAATGTTAAAGTTATTAGTTTCTTCATTAAAAAACACTCCCCACAAAGTCAAAGCATTATAATCGGCTCTGTTATTTGTTTCTTGGGCAGCATCAAGTGCCATTATAGTAAACTCACAGTCAGGAGGTGTATTACCCTCCCATATTCTCCACCACTCACGCTTTATTAATGCGCCTTCCTCTGATGTAGGCTTCTGTAAGTACTGCGCGTTCCAATACCTAACATCTAACGAGGCTTTTTTAGCTAATAATTCTTCTACATCCCAGAACTCAGGCCATAGTGCAGTTCCATCATCCTTAATAGCAGGAAACTCTATAACTTCCCATGGGTCTACACCCTCCTCACGCTCCATTTGTGAGATTATCTGTCCTGTCAAGTCTAGTTTAGACCATCTAGTCATTACTACTATTATAGCACCACCCGGCATTAAACGCTGAATAGGTCCTGATTGAAACCACTCCCATGCTGGTAGGAAAACACTAGCTTTATTCTGTTTAGCATCCTGCTCTGAGTGTGGATCGTCAATTATAAAGAGGTCTGCACCACGGCCCGCAAGAGCACCCCCCACTCCAATAGCGAAATACTCACCATTAAAATTTGTACCCCATCTAGAGGCAGATTTTGAGTCAGACTGTAGCTCAACTTGTGGAAAAATGCCTTTATATTCATTAGAACCTACTAAGTTACGTACCCGTCTACCAAAGTTAATAGCTAAGTCGGCAGTGTGAGAAGCCATTATAATCTTTTTCTGTGGAAATTTCCCTAAAAACCATGCAGGTGCGAGGTATGATATAAGTTCTGATTTACCATGTCGCGGTGCGATGTTAACTACAACACGTTTCTTCTTACCTGCAGCAATATCTTCAAATACTTGGATCAACTTTAAATGATGTGGTCCTACCTTATAGCCGGGATACACGTGGTTTATAAAGTCTAAGAACGATAGCTTACCCAAAGTCTGGGCTATTTGCATCTCATATTCTTTTAGTAGTAACGCCGTACGCCGTTTCTGTGCATCAGGCATGGAAGGTAAAGCCTGACGAAGTTTAAATAGGTTCTCTGGAGTAAGTTGTATGCTCATGAATACGAAACTATTTGTCTAGCTTCCGCGTCTATAACTCTTCCTTCTATTATACTTAAAGTCTCTAGTAGTTCTTTCTCTACTTCTTCTATTGTCTGTATTTTAACTGTAATTTCAGTTCGTTTTTTAAATGCGTCAACGCCGTCTACGTCACCTAAGTGTTTAAGAGCCATTATCCTAGTCTTACTATCAGACGTAGTTTCAATCTCAGAGACTAACTTATTAATAACGTACTGTTTGAGTTCTGATAGATCACTTACTATTGAAGTGTTCATTTGGTTAACCATGCCTGCAAGAAAGGCAATAGTTTCATTAGGGTATTTAGCAAACTCAGGGCGGTAGGTAGGGTCGGCAGCCATTTCTTTAGCTACTTCTACAGCTTGGTCGAACTCCTCATCAGAGGGTTTTATGACGGTGTCTGAGATGTCAGACAATAATTTTATGACGTTAGCTCGCATCATGAGCTCTTCTGTTGCAGACAAAGTAGGGAACGCCTCTTTTGCACTTGCAGGTAGTGGTATATTTTCTTCTATATCAGGTATATTTAAATTTGTCATATTTACGTGAAAGTAAAATGTTTTGTGAAGTCTAACATATAAGTAAATTTTTTGCGAAATATTTTTTTAGTGGGCTTTTGTAAAGTTAGGGGGTGGGTCTGACCCGGTGGAATTTGTAAAGTGATTTGTGCGAACCCAAGAGTAGAGAATAAGGGGGACTCCTAATTGAAAATGGGTTGGTAGGGGGTCGACAAACCTAGCCCAAATGATTCAGTTTTGACCTATTTACCCAGATAACTTGACATAAGACGTCATCTATGATTTAATAGAACCATGTTAACCACATCGGTTAACCATAACAA